GACTGATCTTTCAGGCGAAGATGAAGTACTTGGAGATGGAGACAAAGCCCTTACTACAGGAAAAATTAAAGCTGCAAATGATGTTGCTGCGGTTTACTACCGTGGCCGTGGATGGGCAGTTAATGAAATGGCTGCAGTTATCTCTGGTGACGATCCAATGAAATCATTGCTTTCACGTATTGCTGCTTGGTGGTTGCGCCGTGAGCAACAAATCTTGATTGCTACAATGAACGGTTTGTTCGCCTCTGGTGGAGCGTTAGCTGCAACACATTTGCTTGATCGTTCAACTGAAAACATTGATGCTACTTTGTTGTTGGATGCTAAACAGTTGCTTGGTGATGCTGCTGAACGTGTAAATACTTTGGCAATGCACTCTGCCGTATATACTGAACTTCAAAAACAACAGTTGATTACATTTATTCCTAATGCTCGTGGTGAAGTGAATATTCCAACATATCTTGGCTATCGTGTTGTGGTCGATGATGGAATCAAAGCAGATGGGGATGGTGTTTATACAACTTATCTCTTTGGTACAGGCTCAATTGGACGTAACTCAGGTAATCCGTCTGCTTTGACAACGTTTGAAACAGACCGTGACAAATCACGAGGCACTGATATTATCTACACTCGTCGTGCTGTAACTATGCACCCATACGGTGTTAAATGGAAAGATGCAGAACGTGAAGCAGGTAATATGACTCCTACTAACGCAGACCTTGAGAATGCTAAAAACTGGGAACGTGTTTACGAAGAAAAGAATGTTGCTATTCTTGCTTTGAAACATAAAGTTGGAACTGCTGACGAAGAAGAAGTTACACCCTAATCCGCCCTCAATTGAGGGGAAAATAAATAATAGCTCTACAGTTTCTGAAATAAAAGCATATTTAGATAGTCAGAATATTGATTATCCAAGCAATGCTAAAAAAGATGAATTACTTAAGCTTTCAGGAGGTACAGGATGAGTAATGATGAATTAAAAAATCTGTTTAAAACTGGTGATAAGCCAAATGGCTCAGACTTTTCAGCATTAATTGATGCAATTTTTGAAGAAAAAGGAGTGAGTCAAGAAGATTTGGAAGCAGTAAAAACTGTTTTACAAACAGCTATTGATTCTGTAAAAGCGGATTTAGAAAAAGAATTGAAAACTGCTAATGATGCAATCGAAGATTTAAAAACTCGTGTTGCAGCTCTAGAAAATCCAGCGTGAAAAATATGGATGAAAAAGAATATAAAGAAAAACTAAAGGAACAACTAAAACAATTGCAGGCTCCTAAAAAGTCAGAAGATAGTGATTATATGAATCATTATAATTTTGTTTTAGATTTTGTAATTGATAAAGTTCTTAATGATGTTTCTCTCTATACGCACATACCAATTGAAGAATTTCCAGATTCTATTTTTCAGACTATTGTCATGTTGGCCAATAACTTTATAGACTCTTTTGGATTAATTAATGATGAGGAAACAAATGCCAATCAAGATATTAAAGAAATCTCAGAGGGAGATACAAAAGTTGTTTATGCAGACAAACGGCTAAGATTGCAGCAGTCTTTGGCTAGTTCTTCAATTAATGGTAATTTTACTGCGCTATTAAATAGTGTTCGGAGGTTACCGTAATGGACCTTAGAATGAAAAAGGCGCTCGAACTTCTTTACCAGCATAAAGTTGATATCTTAGTGAAAAAACCAGTAAAAGAGGGTAGTATCACCAAACAGAAGCTGGTTCCATTATATTCTGATATTGCTTGTCGTGTTTCTCTGAAGGGTCAAAAAGCTACAGAAAGGGGCGTGACAGCCTCTGTAGAATATGATGGAAGATTGTATCTAAGTCCAGATTTAGACGTGCCAAAGGGCGCAGAAATCACTGTGACTGATGTAAATGGTCGAGTAACTGAGTACATTGGTAGTCGGCCATTTGGATATTCTAGCCATCAGGAAATATATCTTCAGTATAAAGACAAGGTGAAATAATGACTTTATCAGCAAAATTTGATGATAGTGAGTTCCAAGCCTTTGTTAAAAACTTTGATAAATATGTCAAAGACGACTTGATTTTAAAAGAGTTGGAAAAAGAGTTCCAAAGGGTTACAAATATAGCAATTCGTATTGTAAAAAAGAACACCCCTGTTGGTAAGTCTATTACTTATACAGGGTTGAAATTACAAGGCAATAACTTATTTGAAGCTACCATGAAGACCAAAGGTCATGGGAACTTAAGAAGGCGGTGGAATGCCGGAAAAACAGAGAGATCTGGAAGTAATCTGATGGTTGAAATCTACAATGATGCAGAGTATGCAATCTATGTGGAAAAAGGCCACAGGCAACAAGTCGGAAGATACGTTCCTGTTCTTGGGAAACGTTTGAAAAATGGTTGGGTTGAAGGGGTTCATATGTTAGAGAAGTCCTTAGACCCTATTGAAAAAGCTATGAATGACATTATGATTAAAGCTTTTGAAAATGCATTGGAAAAATTAATTGGAGGTTAAGTTGGATATCACAAAAGCTATTGCTGATACACTTGATTCTGTTTTTTCTGATATTCCTATTTATACGGAAAATATTGACTTTGAAGAAGATGACTTAAAAGGGCCATCTTTTTTTATTCAAAGAGTAAGTATGAATGTTATTCCTCATTTGTTTGATATGCAGAAACGACTTTACCGCTATAATATTGTTTATTTTCCAAAACAAGAAGATACTCGGGAAGATGTTGATGCAATGGCTGAGAGATTAGCCATAGAAATACAGCAGATACATGGAATAGCTCGTATGACAGAGCGAAACTTTGAAATAACAGAATCTGATCCACCATTTCTTGAATTACATTTTTCTTTTGCTTTAGAAGTTCATGTAATGCAAGATGATGGCGGGAAATTCAATGACAAATTAGATTATAAAGGAGGTCTGAAAGATGGCTAAAACAAAAAGTGCTGCAGTTACGGCAGCAGAAACAAAATACAGCAAGCCTGAGTTGCTCACACTCGTAATTGGAGCACAACGTACTTACTTTAATCTGGCTTTGAAAGCTAGTTTGAAATATACGTGGAATGAGGCTTTAAAAGCTGTAGATAATTACAAAAATGGAGGGATTTTCTAATGGCTGGTGGAATTTGGGACAAACAAAATAAAGTATTGCCTGGTGCATACATTAACGTGGTGTCTAAAGGGCAACCGATTGTAAATGAAACTGAAAAAGGTGTAGTCTTTACGATTATGCAAAACCTTAAATGGGGTAAAAATGGAGTTATTGAAGTAGATGCACGATCTAATTTCATTTCGCTATTTGGTTTGCCAATTGGTAGCCCAGAATTAACAGCATTACGCAACATTTTGATTAAGGCTAAGAAAGTATATGTTTTCAACTTTAACGATGGAGACAAAGCACATGCTCAATCAGATGTTCTTCCTTGGACTTTTGAAGCAGCATGTTCTGGTAGTCGAGGCAACGATTTAAAAGTATCTGTTATGCCTGATCCTAGCAATGTTGGTAAATACATTGTTCAAACATTCTTTGGCTCAGATGTGGTTGATAAACAAGTTGTTACGTCAGCAAGTGGTTTGATTGCTAACGATTATTTTGTTCCAACTATTATTGATTCGGCGAAAGATGATGATGGTATGGAAATGCTTGGAGCTTTAACTACTCCTGTTCTTATTTCATTCACAAATGGGACTGATGTAGATGCTGGTAGCCAAGTTGATGCTCTTATTGAAGCTATTGAAACACATGAATTTAATGTTTTGACTGCTGCTGGGCAAGATGCAAGCGCGGGTATTCATCAACTTTTAGCGCAAACAGTTATTCGTTTACGTGATGAACATGGACGAAAAATTCAAGCAGTAGTTCCTGAAGCAACTGCAACAAACGGCTTTACAGTTGGTCAATCTGAAGTTGGTGGTCCTGATGCAATCGGTGCTTCTGGTGATACAGGGGCTGCGGTAGCGTATGATCATGAAGGTGTAATTGTAGTTGCTAATGGTGTGAAATTGAAAGATGGCACCGTACTTAGTGCAACACTGGCTTCAGCATTCATTGCGGGTGCTACAAGCGCAGCGGAAGCAAATCAATCATTGACATATATGGAATTTCCAGAAGCTGTTGATGCAGTACCTCGCTACAATGAAGAAGCACAGATTGCTAAAGTTAACGCTGGTGTGATGTGCTTTATTTCAAGTCGTAATTCAGTGAAAATATTGACTGATATCAATTCACTTGTGACTTTTACTGAAGAAAAAAGTAAAGAGTTCTCTAAGAACCGTGTTTTACGTGTCCTTGATGATATTGCGAATGATACTCGCGAGACTTGGGAAGACAACTTCATTGGAAAAATTACCAACAATGCAACAGGTCGTGATTTATTCAAAGCAAACCGTGCAGACTATCTCTCACGCTTGCAAGCTATTGAAGCAATTACGAATTTTGACCCTTCATCAGACATTTCGGTTGAAGAAGGAGAAACAAAAGATAGCGTAGTTGCGACTATTGTTGTTCAACCAACAGATGCGATGGAAAAACTTTATATGACTGTGGTCATGAACTAGGAGGAAAAGAATGGCAACTTTAAATTATGCAGACGTCCTTGCTCTTTCAGAAGGGACTATTTTTGTCACAATGGATGGGAAAAATATTCCGCTGATTGAAGTAGAAGAAGCAACAGCTTCAATTGAATTTAACAAGGAAGATGTTTTTGCACTTGGGAAACGTTTCAAAGGTTCAAAAGTAACCTCAGCAACAGGTAAAGGCAAGATGACAAGCTATTTCATGCGTTCAACTTGGAATGAGCTTATGCAAGAATACAAGAATTCGGGCTACTTGCCACGTATGACAATGACTGCAACAATGGAAGATAAATCTTCTACACTTGGAAAGCAAGTCGTTACAATCAGTAACTTTATGCCTGACAAGGTTGACCTCTTCATGCTTAAAGCAGATGATGGTATTGCAGAAAACGAAATGGACTTTACTTTTGATGATTTTACTTTGACAGAATCATTTACAGACATGAAATAAAAAATAGAAATTGGAGATAGTACAAATGGCAAACTCAATTAAAGACTGGATTTTGGAAGATGAAAAAGTTTTGGAAGAAAAGAAAGAAATTTCTTTCCCACAATTCAAAAAACCTTGGATTATTCGCTCAATCGGGGCTGAAGAAATGCAAAGCATTCAAAAAGAAGCTACACGTAAACAACGTAACAGAAAAACAGGGTTGACACTTTCAGAAACTGATACTGATCGTTTACTTGATTTGATGATTGAAAAAGCTGTAGTTGAGCCAGAACTCACTAATGCAGAACTTCAAGAACACTATAAAACTGCGGGGAATGCAGCAGCAACTTGCCGTAAAATGCTTAAAGCGGGTCAATATGTGGAACTTGGTCAAGAAATCCAAACATTGAGTGGTTTTGATGTTGATGAGGCAGTAGAAGAAGTAAAAAACTAATTGCTGCTGGAGAAGGCGGAGACTTCATTTACTATTTCTACGCTATGAATAATTTCGGATGGACGCCTAAACAATGGGCGTCTTTTTCGTTATCAGAAAGGGCTTTGGTTATTGCCGGGATCCAGATAACGAAAGAAGAGGAAGAAAAAGAGCGGAAAAAACAAGAAAATGGAATGAAAGGTTAGGTAAATTATGGGTGCTAAATTAAGTACAACCCTCTCCTTGGTTGATGGCTTCTCTAGCAAATTAAACTCAGTTCATAACTCTTTACAAAAAACAAGCTCCTCAATGGATAAATTCCGTAATACGATGGGTAAGCCAATGGGGGCTGGTCTTTTTAGTTCTTTAACTGGTGGGATTAAAAGTGCTAGTTCAGAAATGAGTAGTTTCTCAGCCAGTGCAGCAGCTAAAATCGGAGTGATATCGGGAGTGGTCCAATCTCTTACCACAACCGGTATAAATGTACTGAGTAATGGAATAAGAGAAATGGTTGGGGAACTTTCCTCAGCAAGTGCTACCTGGCAAACCTTTGAAGGTAATATGGCCATTATGGGTAAAGGCGCAAGTGAGATAAAAGCTGTTAAGGCTGAACTTCAAGATTTTGCGACTAAAACCATTTATTCAGCTTCTGATATGTCTTCTACTTACTCACAGCTTGCTGCAGTAGGTACTAAAAATACCACACAATTGGTAGAAGGTTTCGGGGGGCTTGCAGCTGCGGCTGAAGATCCCGCACAGGCCATGAAGACATTGAGCCAACAAGCTACTCAGATGGCTGCATTACCAAAGGTTCAATGGATGGACTTTAAGCTCATGCTTCAACAAACGCCAGCAGGTATGGCCGCAGTTGCCAAGCAGATGGGTAAAAGTACAGAGCAGTTAGTTAAAGATATCCAGGATGGAAAAGTAGCCACTCAGGACTTCTTTGATGCCATTTCAAAAGTCGGTGGTGATACCAATGGCGACTTTTACAAGATGGCTACCAAGTTCAAAACGATTGGTCAAGCTATGGATGGTCTTAAAGAAGGACTGACAAACAAGCTACAGCCAGCGTTTGATAAAGCAAGTCAAGTTGGGATACGTATGGTTACTAATCTTGGTGGCAAGCTTGAAAATATGATAGATCCTGCAAAACTTTCCGCCATGATAGACAAGTTTGGTCCAGCGATTGAAAAAGGGGCAACCCAAGCTTTTGATAACGTTGTTAAAAGCGCAAAATGGCTTGGTGAGCAAATAGACTGGGCAAAACAAAGAGTTCAAGAATTTTGGAATGGATTTAAGGATAGTGGCGCTGTAAGTCAAGTACAAACTATGTTTGACAATATTGGACTAGCTTTTAAGAAAGTAAAAGCAACGCTTTCCGGAGGACTGTTTACAGATATCGGAAAAGGATCTGGGGGTATTTTCAAAGAAATAGCCACAGTGATTGGAGATTTTGCAAATAGTATTTCGAAGCTAAGTCCAGATCAAATGAAAGAAATTACAAGTTCAATAGGTAGCTTGGTTGGTGCTTTTATGATCATGAAAAATGGTAAAGCATTGGCTTTAGCTACAGGGATAGCATTGCTCGCAAAAGCAGTTTCTAAAATGTCTCCAGAGCAACTTACAACGGCCGCTAAAGCAATTGCTGTTTTAGGTGCAGTTATTATGGGGATAAAACTCGGGAATCAACTGTCTAATTTGGCAGATGGTCTAGGAAGTATATTTGGAAAAAATAGTCCTCTCAGCAAAGGTGGAGGTAATCCCGCAAAACCTATTAATGAGTTAAAAGCAGGACTAGGATCTTTAGCAAAAAGTGCAGGTATCGCTTTAGTTATTGGTTCACTTGCTGGGCTTGCTTTAGCTTTGAAACCTTTAGCCTCGTTAGGAACGACAGCTATAGCCCCACTAGTCACTTTTGGTGCAACTGTTGGAGCATTAGGAGCTGTATTCTCTAAATTTGGCTCAGGTCTGCAAAAGAATATGGCAGGAATAGCAGTTTTTGCAGCTTCACTTTCAGTTATGGCTTTGGCTATGACTCCATTAGCTTCTCTCGGAACAACGGCAATAGCTCCACTCATCACGTTTGGAGCGGTAGTGGCTGGCTTGGCGGTTGTATTCTCAACTTTTAGTTCAGGTCTTACTACCGGAATTTTGGGCATAGCCGTGTTCGCTGCAGCTATATCAGTTATGGCTCTTACCATGAGTGGGATTGCCAATGCAGGAGCTGGAGCTGTTGCTAATATGATTACATTTGGTGCAGTAATTGGTGGTTTAGCGGTAGTCTTTGCATTACTTGGTCCATTACTGACAGCGGGCAGTGTAGGTATTTTAGCTTTTGGTGCAGCAGTATTGATGGCAGGCATAGGTCTGGGAGCGGCAGCACCGTTTATGCAGGCCTTACCTCCAGTTATTATGGCAGTAGCAATGGCGTTCTCTATAGCTGCTATGTCAATTAGTATGGCAATAGCTCAAATTGTAGGAGCGGTAGCTGGGCTTGTTGCGCAAATCGGGAATAGTATTTCTCAAGTAGCAACGGCTATTGGTACACAAATTCAAGGTATAATCACACAAATAACTGGATTTGTAGGACAAGTTGGTGACAGTATTTCCCAAGTTGTAAGCTCAATTAGTAATGGATTTTCAACTATCATTAGTACAATTGGGCAAAATGTACAAGGGATTATTGATTCTATTAGCGGAGGATTGACTAATGTATTAAATGGTATTTCTGGTGTCATTGATTCAATAGGTAATTCTGCAAGAAATGCTGGCGAAGGCTTTAAAATGGTTGCAGAAGGTATTTCTCAAATAGCTGGTCTTTCAATATGGGATATCGGTAAATCTTTGGGAGCAGTGGCAACTGGTATTGGACAGATAAGTTCCCATGCTGGAGGTTTAACTCAAGCAGGTAGTGGAATGCAACAACTTGCTAATGGCGTGACAATGGCGGCAAGTGGTACCCAAATGTTCGTAAGTAACCTAGAAAGAATTAACGGAGCCGCAACCCAAGCCGTGGCTTCAGCAAGTCAATTGCAGTCGGCATTCTCTAACATTACAATTACACCACCTAATACAGCTCCTATTACAGCAGCGTTTACCCAAGTAGTTACAGCAGCAAGAGCTACTGTTGCTCCAGTAGCTGCTTCAGGGACACAGGCTGGTCAAGGATATGTTAATGGTTTCCGAGGTTCTATCGGTCAAGCAGTTGGTGTAGCTCAAAGCATGGGTAGTCAAATTACTGGTGCTTTGAGTGGTGTAGCTGGTCAGATGTATGGCATAGGTTTGAACATTGGTCAAGGTTTAGCAAATGGTATGAATGCCAGCCTTGGAGCTGTAACGGCTGCCGCAAGTGCTCTAGCAGCACAAGCAGATAAAGCAGCAAGAGCCAAAGCAGAAGTACATTCTCCATCTCGCGTATTCATGGCGACTGGTCAATTCTTTGGCCAAGGTTTAGCTATTGGTATGCAAAAGCAATATGACAATGTTGCGAATGCAGGCGCGGGGCTCTTTGATGTTGCGTACAATGGCAATAATGATGTGCCTAGTCAACCTTTGGAAACTAGTCCAGTATCTACAACAAATAGCACAAATAAGAGCGAGACTACCTTCAATTTTGGAGATGTTATCATTCAAAGCTCTGGTGATGCAAAAGTAGATGCTGAAGAACTTCTTGGAGAATTTGAGTATTTACTTCAACAAAAATATAACGCTAATTTATCAAATTAGGAGGAATAAAATGGCTGAACATATTGGAGTTTATTTAACGAATCATCAAAATAAAACTATTGAATTGCCAGTATCTCCTGAAGAAGTTATGCTGGCACTTGAAAGAAATAATGAAACAGTAGAAATTTTAAAACTTGGAGAAGTAAATAGAATCGGTGAATTGCTACTTCAAGATATTTCCATTGATTCCACTTTACCTGTAAAGGCAAAAAGCGCACAGGTCACAACTGCTAGTGTCGTCAAAGATGCTAGTTTTTATCTTGACTTTATGAAAGCATGGTTTGATTCAAAAAAAGCCGGTCGCTTTACTATATCGACGACTAAAATCAATGTTCGTGTAACTATTGAAAAACTGGACTATGGTTTCAAAAATGGAAATGCTGACGAGTATGCTTTTACTCTTTCCATGAAAGAATGGCGAGATTATTCAGCTAAACGTGCACCAGTAGTTCCGAAGCCTACACCACCGAAAAAGCCAGCTCCTCCAGCAAAAATTGGAATTGGTTCAACGGTCATTGTAAATGGTCAGCTACATGTTGATAGTTATGGAGGAGGACCAGGGCAAACAGAACGTAATGCGAAAAGAAAGATAAATTTCATCGCAAGCGGTCGGGCTTGTCCTTACCATGTCACTGATATGTCAGGTGGTTGGCGTGGTTGGGTCACTGCTGGATCAGTGAGGTTAGCATAATGGCAATTACTAAATTTACCATTCAAAAATGGGATTATAGCAAAAACTGGGATGTTTCAGAACTTGCTATAAAAATAAAAAAGCAAGAAGATGCGGATTTTTCTGCAGGAAGTTTAGAATTTTCACTGACTGAAGTTGATGAAGGATTCACACCAAGTAATGGTGATATTGTTGAGTTCCAGTGGGATGGAAATAAAACTTTTAAAGGCAAGATTTTTAAAGTAGGCTATGACAGTAAGGAACGGTTTGAATGTCTGGCTTATGATAGTTTGTACTATCTCAAAAGTGAAGATACATTAGTTTTTGGTGTAACAACAGCCCAAGAGCGTTTTACTCGAATTATGAAAATTATTGATAAGCCGTTTAAAATTTTCGGGGATGTTCAAATCACTAAATTACCAGCAGAAGTGTTTGACGGAGAAACTTATTTTTCAATGATTAAGAAGTCTCTTGAATCCATTTGGAAAATGACAGAAACTCGTTTTATTATTCGTGATGATTACGGTGTAATAGGCTGGTATCGAAGTTATGGACGTTGGCAAAGTTCTGTTACTGTTTCTGGTCTGTTATTAGGTGACGGTTCTTTGGTCTCAGAGTGGGAGCTTAATCGTTCAGTAGAAGATTTATACAATGTTGTTAAAGTTGTGCGTGAAGATGGTGACGATAAAGAGCGTAAAACATACACTACAAAAACTGTTAACTCCCAAGCATCTATTGAACGTTATGGAAGGATGCAAAAGCATGAAAAAGCTGATAATGATGCCAATGAAGCGCAAATGCAGAATCAAGGGGTTCAATCATTAAATGAAAACAACAAAGAGCAGCGGGTACTAAAAGTAACTGCTGTTTTAGATTTGCGTATTCGTGCAGGTTCTATCTTTTCCATTTTTGTACAATCTCTAAATGATCTCGGTATTGGCCAAAAACAAGTGTTCGCAAAGTCTGTTACTCATGATTTTGGCGCAAATACAATGACTATAGAAGGAGAAATTATCTAATGGCAGGCGAATGGTTAATAAAAAAATTAACGGAGCAAGGGGGAAAAGATAGCCAATATAGTGATGTTCTATTTGGTACTGTTACATCAGAAAATCCTATTGAAGTTCTAGTTGGTAATAATATGCCATTGCCGAATAGTTTGATAAATACTGGACGTTTTAACAAATCCAGAAAAGTTGAAATAGACGGTAGTGAGTCAACTATAGTAGAAAGATTGAATAAAGGTGACAGAGTAGCATTGCTACGTGGACACGGCGGGCAATCTTTTTATATTTTAGATAAGGTGTAATTATGGAAAGACCTATTACAGAAGATATTAAGCAGGAAGAGTTGGAGGGAAACCAACCCGAACCTGTGATTGAAAGCTCTTTAACTTATAAAGTTGAAAATGGACGTATCTTAGGTAGAATTGACAGCTTAGAAGCAGTGCATCAAGCTGTAATCAAGATATTGCTCACAGATAGGTTTGTCTTTGAAATATATTCTGATCAGTACGGGAATGACTTAAATGATTTGATTGGGAAAGATATTCCTTTTGTTAAAACGGCCGTTGAAAATGTCATCAAAGAAGCTTTACTGAGTGATGACCGAATAGATGGCGTCACGATTGATAGTGTAGAACAAACTGACAGACAAACCCTCAGTGTGTCTCTTACAGTAAGCACATTATTTGGAAATTTTGAAATAGAAAAGGAGGTTAAAGCATGAGTATTGAAGATGAATTTCAGCAGTATGATTTTAATTACTACTTGGAAAAAGCTCTTGCTCGTGTTCCGGATGGAGTTGATAAGCGAGAAGGTTCAATAATTTATGATGCAATTGCTCCTGTAGCTTATAGCTTTGCAGAAATGGCGATGAATATGCAACAAGTTGTGTTGAATGCTTATTTACAGACTGCAAATGGTGTATATCTGGATTATAAAGCTGCAGAGCGTGGAACTCAAAGAGAACCAGCAACCAATGCGCGAGTAACTGCAGAATTTACGGATAACAAAGGCAATCCACTAACCATTGATGTTGAGGATCGTTTTTCAAGTACAGGAGCCAATCCTATTTTCTATACTTGTTCGAAAGTATTACCTAATGGTCAAGCGGAATTAACTGCGGAATCTGTGGGAATTGAAGCAAACGGAGTGCTGGGCCAACTCTTACCAGTAACACCTTTTGATAATCTTGGTAAGGCTGAAATTGTAGAAGTCACTGTGCCAGCTCGTGATATAGAAGATGATGAAACGCTTAGAAAGAGGTTACTCAGTGGTAATGAAATCATTAACTATGGTGGGAATGTTACGGATTATATTAGTTTTACAAAAGAATTAGAAGACGTTGCTGCAGTACAAGTCTATCCAACATGGAAAGGAGGCGGCACTGTTCGGCTTGTGATTCTTGATAATACTTATAATGCGGCGAGTCAGTCGTTGGTTGAAACAATACAAACTAAGATTGATCCTCAAGATTCTCCTGGGGACGGTTATGGAATTGCACCAATAGGACATACCGTAACAGTTGCAGCACCTACAGTGCGTAAGATAAATATTTCTGCCAAAATAGAAACAGATAGCGGCGTTACGGTATTGGATGTTAAAGAAGCTGTTAATGATGTGATTAATAAACACTTTGACAGTTTGCGCAAATCTTGGGATACGTTAGCAGGAGAGCGCGGTTATAAACTAACAGTTTATCGATCACAACTCATTTCTGCAATAATCGGAGTTGACGGTGTAGTTAACGTGGCATCTCTCTTATTTGATACTAAAGAAGAGGATGTTGTTTTGACATTCAGTAATGATTTACAAGAATTGCCAGTAGTTGGGGCGGTGACATTAGATGAACAATAAAACAATAAGGCTTACGGATTTAATTCCACAGCCTTTTTATAATGATGTTTATGAGATGGGCCTTCTTATGAAAGTTCAGCAATATCAACTTGATGATTTGCAGGAGGCAATCAATCAAGCTCAGGACAACTTTTTCCCTATTGTTGCAAATGAAGAGGGACTTGCTATTTTTGAGAAGATGTTGGGAATAACTGGTGTAGTTGGTTTGGATATTGAAACACGGCGATATAACGTTATTGCACGGATGTTACCTCCAAGGCCAATCACTTTGAAATCATTTAATGAGTTGCTTCAAACACTGAATATCAATGCCAAGCTTTCAGTTACTGGCTTTGATGTCGAAGTAAAAACAGAAACTACCGATGCTCAAGCTTTACGAAGATTAAACAGCTTGATGAAATCATACTTGCCAGCAAATCTCACATTTAAAACATTCAACTATGGGCAAACTTCTACAAAAGGTCCTACAAAACATGTTGTGGGTGGTATGCTTGCAGGTAAAGTGACAAGTAAGAAGACAAAATATGCGGAAGGAGGCTAAATTTGGCTTTATATAATAATTGGGTAATAACAAAAAAATACGCTAGTACAGAAGTAGCAGCAATTTCTACCCAAAATAAAATTGAGTTTGTACGATTTATATCGAGTGATGATAAGTTTGCACAGAGCGATTTGGAAAGTTTTGATGATTTAGTTTTAAGTACGATTAAAACTAAAAGTAAGTTCCCAGTATCAAGTGTAAAAATTTCAGGTTCAACAGTTACTGTTACAGGTATTTTAAATAGTACAGGTAATACTGTTGACTACGATATGAACACTCTTTTACTGGTTTGTAAGTATAACGGAGCGGAATTCTTGGCTGCAGCTACAACAGCGCAGACTCCATTCCGATTGCCAGCAGAAAATACAGCAGAAGTCACAGAATATACGATTAGACCACAATTGACCTTATCCAATAGTGATACGGTTAGTACGGTTGTAGACCCTGTTTCTCCAGCTACTAATGAACGAGTGGATGATGAAGTAAAAAAATTACAAGACCAGATTAATTCAGCGAATACTGATCGTAAAAGTATCTGGGATAAAATAGCAGACTTAGTTGATAAGTCCACTAACCAAACTATTGCAGGTATCAAAACTTTTACCTCAACGATTGTGGGTAATATTTCCGGGAATGCCGAGAGTGCTACTAAGCTGAAGACTCCTCAGAAAGTAACCCTAACGGGAGATGCTTTAGGAAGTGCCACTTTTGATGGTACACAAGCTGTTGGGTTAGCAACAACTTTGGCTACAATTGCTCAAAGCAATACAGCCAGTTCTGTTTCACCAAATTATAATGAAACATTTACAACAGTTGATAGTGTAAAGACGGATACGAAAGGGCGAGTGACTGGAGCAAATACTAAGACAGTAAAACTTCCAGTGGCTTATGTGCATCCCACCGTTTCCCAAAGTGATACAACTTCAGAAGAAGCTCCCAATAATGGTTCTACTTTTACAGCAATTGACTCTGTAAAAAGAAATGGTCAAGGGCATGTTACTGGGGTAAATACAAAGACTGTTACTATGCCTACACAGGCAAATATAACAGGCAATGCAGCAACAGCTACCAAACTTAAAACAGCCCGTAAAATAAATGGCACTGCTTTTGATGGTACACAAGATATCAATGTAAAAGCTACAAATGATAGTGACATCGTGCATAAAAATAGTGATGAAACTATCACTGGAGCAAAAACATTCAGTGGAGCATTCACGCACGTTTCTCAAAGAAGCAATGACCCACAGCGTGCTTGGGCGCTTGGTGTTAGACAAGTTAAGCCTGACGGTACGCTAGGTCAATTACAAAACATCGTTGGAACTAACCCACAGCTGTCAGAACGTGAACCGTCAAACGGCTTCTCAATGGGTATTAGTGCTGGTGCTAACATGATTTATGCTGCCGGAGAAGCTCACATTGCTTTACTTAAAGCTATCGAAAAACCAGAAACAACTCCTCCCTCTCTTGCTGTTAAACCTAATGGTGAAACAGCGATTCTCGTTGCTGATGGAGCTACTTATATCGGAACAAACTATCAAAACGGTGGTACTACTCCCACAACGGGTTATTGGTGGCGGTTCGGTACTGATGGTATATTGACAGCTCCAGGAACGATAAAAGCTCCCGTATTCTCAGGCAAGTTAGATGGTAATGCGACTAGTGCTACGACAGCAACAACCACAACTGGTAATTCTGGAACTGCAACTAAGTGGCAAACAGCACGCAAGATATCTATCACTGGAGATTTGACTGGCTCAACAACAATAGATGGTACTAAAGATGTTTCTATTAGCTCGAAGCTAAATATTGCCGCTGTTGCTGAGTTGATGTACCCTGTTGGGTCTTATTACATGAGTTCAAGCAATAAAAATCCGAAAGACATATTTGGTGTAGGTACATGGCAACAAGTTAAAGGGAAGGTTCTTGTTGGTGTTGATGAGTCAGATACAACATTTGCTAAAGCAGGACTTACTGGAGGAGAGAAAACTCATAAGCTTACAGTCGCAGAGATGCCAAGCCACACCCATATTCAAAACAGTCACAATCACACGCAAAATCCACATAGNCACTCAGCTAACAACCCAACATTGATGGGGCAAAATGGTAATACGCACTACGGCGACGGTGGTTTTACTATTATGGGTACAATCAGTAAAAATTCTTGGACCACGGGAAATGCAACGGCAACGAATAACGCAGCGACTGCAACAAACCAAAATACTGGTGGAGATGGGGAACACAACAATTTGCAACCTTTCCAAACAGCATATATCTGGCTACGTACAGCATAGTAAAAGAGGTAGAAGGGGAAAGAAAAAATTATACATGGAAGTACTATTTAATTATTTGGGGGAGCTGCAGCATCCGGAAGTTATGAGCTTTATATTGCTTATTTTAGCTTTCGGTGACACACTAACAGCTCTAATGTGGAGGAATAAAAAGAAAATAGCAATATTTTCTAAAACTCTCTGGGTGGGATTTGCACTTAATGCTTTTGGGGCAAGCATTCCGTATTTGATCTGTCAAATTCCAATCTTGGATACACATGATCTGTTTGTGAAAACAGTTCTAACTCTTTGGACTTTAGTTTTTGGTTTTGCGACAGGTTTTAGCTTAGCAGCAAACTATAAGCTATACAGTACGAAAAGTTATGAAATGCTCATGGAAGTAGTTCCACAGGTACTCAAGGCAGAAATAGAAAATAAAATTAATAAACATGTCAAAAAGGAGATTAATTGATTATGAACGATAAAACTTATAACGTTATCAAGTGGGTAGTGATTATTGTATTGCCAGCTTTTAGCTCGCTAGTAGGTGGTCTAGGCAAAGCTTATGGTTGGGCTGATACTGATTTAGCAGTTCTTACTATAAATGCTGTGACAGTCTTTTTTGGAGCAGTTACAGGAGCTAGTGCTCTAAATTATAATAAGCAACAAAAGGAGGACTAACATGTACAATGTAACAGCAACCATAGAACCCCTTGTAGGCAAGCAGGTTGGCTATTCTGGAAGTATAGGTCAATGTGGGGCACTTGCCTCCTATTGGCTGTCTGTCCTTACAGATAAGGTTTATCAGTTTGCTTATGGAATGTCTGGAATCAATGCGCAATGGGTGCCTGGTTCAGACTGTGCGACTGCTTGGAATGTATTCACACAAACCAACTGGTCAGCTATAGGATTTGAAAAGATTGATAATCCAAGCTTTAGTCAACTTAAAGCAGGAGACATTTTTTTCATTTCCGCAAGAGATGGCTTATCTACGGGTCATGTAGGAATTGTAGCTAGCGTGGCAAACGGTAACGTAGTTACTTATGAGCAGAACGTTCTTGGTGCTATGTACGTTCAGAAATTACCAGATGGTAACTCATGGAGTTGGTATAACGGATTTAGTGGAATAGTCCGCAAGAAAGAAAGCAGTAACTCAAATAACAATTCAAATCAAAAAGGAGAAGAAGACATGAAAATCATTTCAATTACAACAGATGGCGACTATTACGGCAAAAAATACAACAAAGGAGCATGCTTCCTTTTGACAGGCGACTCAATTCGATATATCGAACGCCCACTGGGACTGGATAGTTTGAAAAAAGTTGGTATTGGTTTTTATACAATATCCGCTATTGAGTTCCTATCCATTATTCAAGATCTTGATTTGAAAATCAGCTAAAATATTAAAAGGCCAGCTGCATTAATTTGTGGTTGGTCTTTTTATTTTGTTCATTATTCTTGATGGTCGCAAACTTTCTATTTAATAAAATATCAAATAGAATTCAAACAATCTTAGGTATTTGATAAAATATCAAATATGCTATAATAGGTGTCTGTTCTTATAGGTAAATCTCTATGACAATAGGGATTTTTTTGTTATACTCTAGGTACACAATTCAGTTGTTTCAATTTATCCCTACACTCTGTAGGGATTTTGAGTTAAGGGGCACAAAAGGGGCATAAGTATAAAACTTTTATATATTTTCTATATGTGTTCAAAATAGTTTAATGTGCATAGATGCTTATATATAAAGGTTCTATGAGTATCTAGCATAATAGAAAAAACTGAAATAAAAAGTTTATCATAACGTAGATATGTAAATAAAAAAATGGTCATTTGGCCATTTTTTTATTTACATATCTATATTTCTATCTAATTAACTG